CTCCTGCGCACCTACCCGCTTGCAGACGGTTCGGGACGCGAGATGCGCGTTCGCATCGTTGCTTGCGACTCGGGCGGTGCCGCAGCATCGGGCAACGCGCGCAAGAAAGATGACAACAAGGACGGACCGAAGGTCAGCGTCACCGCGAACGCCTATGAGTTCTGGCGCAGGTTGCGCCGCGGCGTGCAGCGGCCGGACGATGCTGCTCCAATCACCGGACTGCACGAGCGGTTCCACCTGGTGAAGGGCGCCCCAAGCGCGAGCGCGCCGGAGATGCACCGGACGCTCCCCGACAGCGGCCAGAGGGACCGGTTCGCGATCGCTCGCGGCGACGTCCCGGTCTATCTGGTGAACTCGAACAAGGTGAAGGACCGCGTCGCCAATATGCTCGGGCGAACCGAACCGGGCGGTCAGGTCCATTTCCCCGTGTGGTTTGACGACGAGGACCACCAGATCGACATCGACTGGCTCTATACGCAGTTGACGACCGAGGTGCGCACCGCTCGGGGATGGGAGAATCCGAGCCGACGCAAAAATGAGGCGTTCGACCTTCTCTCCTATTGCGTCGGCATCTGCCTAACGCAGCAAATTCGCCTCGAGCATATCGACTGGACCAAGCCGCCTTCGTGGGCGACGCCCGATTGGGACCAGAATATCCTCGTCGTCACGCCCTCCGATGAAGCCGCAGAGGCTTCCGCAGAGAAGCCCAAGGAGGAACCCGGCATCGAAGATTTGGGCGAGATGCTCGGCTGAAATCACTAATTAGTTGATTCGCTCACTGTCCGCTGTCATATAAGGCTTTACCGATTGATGCGGGCGAGGGAATGGCGGCTACTCAGGCGCAACTGGATGAAGCGGAAGCAGCGTACCACTCCCTCTGTATCGGGAAGGGTATGGTCGAGTTTCGCGACTCGAACGGCGAGCTGGTTCGCTACAACGTCGCCTCACTGCCCCGATTGGCGCAATATATCCAGCAGCTCAAAATTGAGCTCGGCCAGTCGACCTGCAACGGCCCGATGAGGCCGCTGTTTCTGTGAGCACTGGCGACCCGAACATCGACGCCCTGATCGGTCCGGCATCCACCGGACCCGCAGCTCTGCCCGGACCCTCGGCCCCCACCAGTCCCGGAGCAGCGTCGCCCGTCCCGGTCGTACACCTCCCGGCGACGGGCGACGAGAGGGGCATGGGCGCGTTCGAGGGAGCTGACCGCTTCGATCAAGGCTTTGCATTGTGGGGACCGTCGCTGGCCTCGGCGGACGCGGACATCATCCCGGACAAGCCGGTCATCGACGCTCGTGCGCGGGATATGCTGCGCAACGACGCCTACATCCAGGGCGGCGCCAACCTTCACAAAGACAACATCGTCGGCGCGCATTTCCTGCTGAACTCGAGGCCCGCCACGCGGCGCCTGTTCGGCAAGGAGGACGACCAGTGGGAGGAGGAGTTCCAGGCTGAGGTCGAGGAACTATGGGAGCTGTTCGCTGAATCGCCTGATAGTTGGGTCGACGCGGCGCGATCGAACAACCTTACCCAACTGGTGCGAATGGCGGTAGGCATTCACCTTGCAGCTGGCGAGGTGTTGGCGACCGCAGAGTGGGACCGCAGCAACGGCAGCGAGTTCAACACTTGCATTCAGATGGTTGACCTCGACCGTCTGTCGACCGATCCCATGTCGCGCATCGATCCCCAGGTTCGCGCCGGCATTCGTTTCAATTCGCGCGGCGCGCCGATTGCCTACCAGATTCGGACTCAACATCCGCGCGACATCGTATGGCGGACGACCCTTCCCGAGTGGAAGGAGGTTCCGCTGCGCAAACCCTGGGGACGCCTCCAGGTCATCCATCTCAAGGAGCAAGTGCGCCCCGAGCAGAGCCGCGGCATTCCCGAGATGGCGGCCGCGCTCAAAGAAATGCGCATGAGTCACTCGCTCCGCGGAATCAACTTGCAGCACGCGGTTGCGCAGGCGATTTTCGCGGCTGCGATCACGTCCGAGCTGCCGAGCGACACGGTGTTCCAGCAGATCGGCGGCGGCGAGACGACGCCGGAGCAGATTCAGACCGCCATTACAAATTATGCGCAGGGTTACCTCGGCGCCATCGGCAAGTATGTGGGCAAGGCCCGCGGCCTGACGATGGATGGCGTGAGGATCCCGCACCTCTACCCAGGCACAAAGCTAGAGTTCCTGTCGCCTGAGACAAACCCGACTCAGGGTTCGATGTTCGAGCAGTCCCTGCTGCGTTACATCGCGGCTACGCTTGGCGTGTCCTACGAGCAGCTCAGCCGCGACTACACGAACACGAACTATAGCTCGGCGCGCGCCGCGATGACCGAGACATGGAAATTCATGCAGGCGCGCAAGAAGCTCATCGCCGACCGCTTCGGCACCATCGTTTTCAGGCTTTGGCTCGAGGAGGCCATCAACAACGGCAAGCTGTTCAGCTTCCCGAAGAAGAAGGCCGGTCTGCTCTACACGAACGGTGTCCTCAATACGAATTTCGACGCTGTATCGCGTTGCGAATGGATCGGTGCCTCCCGCGGCCAGATCGACGAGCTCAAGGAAACGCAAGCGGCGATCGCCCGCATCGAGGCCGGCATTTCCACCCGTGAGGATGAGCTTGCCCGCCTCGGCAAGGATTGGCGGAAAGTGTTCCGGCAGCTCGAGCGCGAGGAGAAAGAGCGGGTCGCCCGCAACATTGTTTTCACCTCGGACACTGCACGGGCTGCGGGCGCGCAGGACAACCAGAACGCCGACAATCAGGACGGCGAGCAGAAGAAGGCCGCATGACGACGAGCAATCCGCTCATTGCCCGCTTTGCCAACGAGCCGTCGCTTCTTGCGCCCGGCACGGAGGACCGTTTCCGCGCGCTGCTCAATGCCGCGGCTTCGCATCCGATGCTGGCAGAACTCGACTCGATGGAACGTGCCGAGGGCGGCGATTTCTGGAACGAGCTCGGGCCGCGCGCCTCGGCGATCCTGCGTCCCTACATCGTGCAGAACGGAATCCTGCTCATTCCTGTGCGCGGCGTACTGCTCAACGATTTCCCCTACGCCTTCTACGACCTCGCCACCGGCTACGAATATATCACCGAGGCATTCAAGCGGGGCATGGACGACTCGAACGTCAAGGGCATCGCCCTCGTCATCGACTCGCCTGGCGGCATGGTGGCTGGCTGCTTCGGCTGCGTCGACAAGATGTATGCACGCCGCGGCGAGAAGCCGGTTCGCGCTTATGCTTCGGAGAGCGCCTACTCAGCGGCTTATGCGATTTTCTCTGTGGCCGAACATGGCACGGTCGCGCGCACTGGTGGCGTCGGTTCAATCGGTGTCGTCACCGCGCACATGGACCTGTCCAAGGCGCTCGAAGATTTCGGCATCAAAATCACCTTCATCTTCGCCGGCAAGCACAAGGTCGATGGCAATGCCTACGAGCCGCTGCCTGCCGATGTGAAAGCGCGCATTCAGACGCGCATTGACGAGCTTTACGGGATCTTCGTCCAGACGGTCGCGCGCAATCGCGGTCTCGACGAACAGGCTGTGCGGGACACGGAGGCTTTGACCTTCACCGCCAGCGAATCACTGTCGAACGGGTTGGCCGATGAAATCGGTGAACTCGACGATGCCCTGGCCGCGTTTGCGGCCGATTTGTCCAACCCTCAAGGAGATGAGGAAATGTCCACTCAGGACAGCTCGGCCGGTAGCAACCAGGCCGCGATCGATCAGGCTGTGGCCGCAGCCAATGCAACGGCCGCTACGGAACGCGAAGCGGCCGTTGCCACGGCGCGCACCGAAGCCGTGACGGCGGAGCGCACGCGCATCGCCGCCATTCTCGGCAGCGACGAAGCGAAGGGCCGCGAGGGTCTCGCCAGCCACCTGGCGCTCGAGACCGACACTGCTGCGGAAGCGGCGGTCGCGATCCTCGCCAAGTCGCCCAAGGTCGAGGAGGGTGCCGAAACCCCGTTCGACAAGGAGATGTCGAGGGACAATCCGGATGTCGGCTCGGGCGACGGCGGCGACGACAAGCCCTCCGATCCGGTTGGCCTGGCGCGCGCGGCGGGCATCCGTGGCGTTCGCCCTGCTCCGGTTCCGGCGCAGTAACCCCGAGTCACCAATTTAGGGAGTATCCCCGAAAATGACCGACATTCCTGCCTCCTACCTCAATAGCGACGTGCGCGGCACGCCGTCTTTCGAGGCGCTCGATCAACTGGTCGACACCAATCTGCTCGCCGGCAGCTCACCCGGCCTTTCTTCGCCGGTGCGCATCCTGCTCGCCTCGAGCCTCGCCCTCGCACAGTTCAGCGTGGTCGGCCTCGACGCGAACAACCACCTCGTGC